ATTAGAATCAGGTCTTGTTGGTAACATTGGGTTAAAACACCTTAAAGTTATCAAAGAAGATACAATCAACAAATGGGACAAATTAGGATTCTTAGAGGGTCTTAAAGGTCACATGAGAGAAAACGTTGCACAACTTTATGAAAACCAAGCATCGTATTTAATTAACGAAGCATCATCTACATCTGATACAGGTGCATTTGAAACTGTGGTTTTCCCAATCGTTAGAAGAGTATTCTCTAAACTTTTGTCAAATGACATCGTTTCAGTACAAGCTATGAACTTACCAATCGGTAAATTATTCTACTTCGTACCAAATATTCAGGCATACACTGATGACTCAAACGCAAACACAGGTATCCACTACGCACCGTATGGTTCACCAAACGCGGCTGCGGCACAAACACCAAACAGTGGTTATGACTATAACAACACTAAAGACCTTTATGACAGATTCTACGAAGGTAATGAACCAGCTTTAGACCCACCAGGTTTATTTGACTATTCAAAAGGACAATTTTCTGCAATCACAGGTTCGTGTACTACTGTATCATGGTTAGCAGACCAATTAATTCCTTCAGCTTATACTGAAGATAATTATAGAAAAGTTCTTATTGTGATGTCAGGTTTTGCATCTGATGGAGCAGGTAAATTAATCGGTCCTGACGGTCAACCAATGGATAACGAAGCTTTCTTATCTGATTTAACAGTTTATGGAGTTGCTGGTAATGTTAACACAGCAGCAAATGTAAACAACCCTTACTTATTCAGAGTTGTTACTCAAAGATATGGTAAAGGTATTGTTCAATATGGTAACAACAACTCTACATTAGTATTCCCTAACAGTAAAACTGATGGTGGTCAATATGACAACTTATGTGATGCTCAAGGTAAAATTTACTTAGAGGTTGATTTACAAGTACCAGTTTGTATCACTTGTGGTGGTTCAATGGACGGTTATACAGGTTCAACTTTCTCATCTACAACAGCTTTAGACAGTGCATTCACTGCTAAATATAGAATCTACAAAAACTTAGAGTTTGAAGATAGAATTGGTGAGGTATCTTTTGACCTTATGTCAGTTACAGTTTCTGTAACAGAAAGAAAATTAAGAGCACAATGGTCTCCAGAAATGGCACAAGACGTTGCTGCATTCCACAACATTGATGCTGAAGCTGAATTAACAGCTTTATTATCTGAACAAGTTGCGGCTGAAATTGACCGTGAAATCTTAAGAGATTTACGTAAAGGAGCAGCATGGAACTTACGTTGGGATTACAATGGTTGGAAAAGATTAGGTTCTTCTGCAGTTCCTTATACTCAAAAAGACTGGAACCAAACGCTTATCACAGCGATTAACCAAATCTCAGCTCAAATTCACAAATCTACATTAAGAGGTGGAGCTAACTGGATTGTTGTTTCTTCTGAAATCTCAGCTATCTTTGACGATTTAGAATACTTCCACGTATCAAACGCTTCTCCTGAGCAAGACCAATACAACATGGGTATTGAAAGAGTAGGTACTTTAGCAGGTCGTTACCAAGTGTACAGAGACCCTTATTTCCCACCAAACCAAGTGTTATTGGGTCACAAAGGAACATCATTGTTAGACACAGGTTACATCTACGCACCGTACGTACCTCTACAATTAACTCCAACAATGTACAATCCGTTCAACTTTACACCGATTAAAGGTATAATGACTCGTTACGCGAAAAAGATGGTGAACAACAGATTTTATGGCAGAATTACCGTAGATGGTGTTAGAACATTCGATTTAAGAGAATTGAGATAATCAAAATCTTAAAATATTTAACAAAAAGGGACTATATGTCCCTTTTTTTTATGTATATTTGTGAACAATAGAGAAAATGAGAGTATTTATAGTATGAGAAAAATTATATTTAATGATGAACAAATAAAGGATATGATATCTTTATATGTTAATGATATTTGGGGAACTAGACAGATTGGTGAAAAGTATTCGGTTTCTGAAAAAACAATTAATAGGGTATTAAAAGAAAATGAAGTTAAGATGGATACTCCGGGTAGACGATATTTTGGAGGGAAAAAAACATCTGATACTATTCTGAATGGAGAGAGAATAAGAAAGAACATCTAAAAGAATATCAAAAAAAATGGAGAGAAGAAAATCGTGATAAATTACGTAAAACCAAACGTGATTACGAAAAAAATCGTAAAGACTCAGACCCATTATACAAACTTATTGCAAACTTCAGAACAGCAATATGGACAGTATTAAAAGAAAGTAATGTAGACAAATATGGACATTACTTTGATGTTTTACAATATAGTCCGGAGGAATTGATTAATCATTTAGAAAAACAATTTAAGGATGATATGACGTGGGATAACTATGGAATTTGGCACGTGGACCATAAATCCCCAATTACATCTTTTGATATACAAGAGATGGGTGATGAGGAGTTTATGAAGTGTTGGTCATTAGATAATCTCCAACCGATGTGGGGAGAAGAAAATATTCGTAAGTCAAATAAGATAAATTAAAGTATTTATAATAAAACAATAACAATGATTAAACAAATTTGGAATATAAGTGAGGACGAAAAAAATAGGATTTTAAATCTTCATGAAAGTGCTACTAAAAGAATGTACTTATCAGAACAAAATGAAGTTGAGCCTACATCCTACTATGAAATAGATGGAACCGGATTAAAATTTAAAGTTCGTGACGGTAAATTATATTATGCAATCGTAGACGAAGTAAATGATATGGTAATACCTAAAATTTTTATGAATGGTAATGTTGCTGATTTTAAAGTTGATTCTAAAACATTTGAATTACTTCCTAATAAAGGATTTGAGAATAGTATTGCAATTACAGACGATTATTGGTCTGATATAGCGGCGGCTCCTAATGCTAAACCTCAAAACTATAATGATGTTGATTTTAAGTTTATAGCTCTTCTTCCAAATATTAAATCAATTGGAACACCAAGAGACCCAAAAATGGTTGGTAGACCAATAGTTTTTACTGCTAGCATACTACAACAAGACGTAAAAAGATTAAAGGAACTTGGTTTAATTCAATCCGAAGATGGTTCAATATCTCCACTAACATATGTTAAAAAGGGTGGTAACGGGATTTATGTACAATTGTATCCTTCTGCTGGTCATACTTCATATCGTTCAGGAGAACCTAAGGAAACACCGGAAAATACACCGGAAGAAACACCATTTGAATTAAATGTTGAAAGTCCATTTGAATTTGATAAAGTATCATTAACACCAGAAGCTAAACAAGAATTTGATAAGTTTATTCAATCAATTAAAACTAATTACGCTAATGCGACAGGGGATGTACAGGTAACATCTTCATCATCTATTGATGGTGACCCTGAAGGTAAAGTTGCCTCAGGTCAAAAAAGAAAAGATTATGATATGGTTTTATCTAAAAAGAGAGCTGAAACAATTGTATCAACTCTTAAAAATAGTTTACCAGGAATTAAATTAAATTTTATTCCAAATGGTATAGGTGAAACTGACCAATACGCTCCGGGTAAAAAATACCCTGATGTACAAGATAAAAATCAGACTGCACCTAATAGAAGATTAATAATTAAACTTCCACAAATAATGAAACAACAATAATGAAAAAAGGGTCTTAATGACCCTTTTTTTTATTAAAATATCTTAATGTTAATAATTTTTTTATCGACATAATCATCAAAACAAAAAACCATAACGTATTTGTTAGGACTTGGTAAACTTCCTTTGTAAGAAACTGTTTTCATAGTAACTATACCGGTTGTTTTGTATAAAACATAAGAATATCCTGTGTAAGAATATTTTTCGTGTAATTCTACGTTTAAATCAAATTCGTCAAAAAATTTAACATTAGTTAATTTAGATGTATCTAAATTGTAGTTATCCATTAATTTTTTAACTGATATGGAATCACGTTTCCATAAATCGTTTAATTCATAAAAGTCTCCCGCCTTTCTAATAGTAAGTTGACCAAATGATAGATTTGAAATAAAAATAAAAAGAATGATGGTAATTAAATTTTTCATATGTGTAGATGTTTAAATATTTGTACAAAGATAAGACATTTTTTATTTCCATCAAAAAAAATTTCACTATATTTATTATTAGATTTTAGTTTATCAGTCCCCAGCCCTCACAGGTTGTTGAGTATTCACGGACACGAAGGTATTGGTAACATAGTCATTAACTATATTAAAATTAAAAAAAATGAATTACTCAACTACGGTGGGCAAACCGACTGCACACATTACAAAGAAAAAGTCGCGTCTTAAGGTCTATAACGGCCACATTATCTTCTTAAATGATAGAGATAATTTTGAATTTGAAATCCATAATCCAAAACAAAAATCTGTACTTGTAAAAATCAAATTGAATGGTCAATACATCTCAACAAGTGGGGTTGTATTAAGACCAGGTCAGAGGATGTTTTTAGAACGATTCTTGGACACTAACAACAAGTTTGAGTTCAGTACCTATAAAATTAAAAACACTCCTGAAAACATATCAGCAATTGATTTAAACGGGGACGTTAGAATTGAGTTTTATGATGAACAAGAACCTATTAGAAATAATTTCTATTATACAAATGGACTTACTTACACAAACTTACATCATTCAGGTACTGGTTCATTCCAACCTATGGGTGTAACAACAAACATTCACAATTATTCTACAAATACAAGTAATTTAACTTCAGGTATTTCATCAACAGCGTTTAATACTTCAACTAATACTGCTGGCGTTATCACCAATACATTTGCGGGACCAAACATTAGAAGTAAAAAATCTCTTGAAACCGGCAGAGTTGAAAAGGGGAATAAATCCAATCAAAATTTTACTAATTCATATGAGAATTTTAATTATTACACATCACATGAAATTAGTTTTAAATTACAACCATTAAGTACTAAGAATAAAACCACAGAAGACATTAGACAATATTGTACGGAATGTGGTACCAAGACAAAAACAAATTTTAAATTTTGTCCGTCTTGTGGAAATAAATTATAAATAAAAAAGGGTCCCGTGAGACCCTTTTTTTATTCTTCAGATTTAATTAAATGAGTATTAACCATCCTAATTGATTTGGAAACTAACTCAGTCTCCCTTAAATCGTACAATCTTGCCTTATGAGCATATTCTATTGCCTGAGCAAGGATGTAAAATGATTGTTCAATTGTTAAATTATCAGTTAATTTATCAATGTCTTCAGGAGTATAATATGCGATAGAATCAAATAATAACCCCATAGGTTCTTTTTCTGTCATGATTTTAATAATAAATGGATATTTATGGTTAAGTTAAATATATGAATAAAAAATCAATAAGGGAAGCGACAGGGTCAGGTTCATCAGGACATTACAAAGTTCCAATTGTTCTTGCACCACAACAATGGAAACCAGACCAATTGGCACCATTCAATACTCCTGTTTACAAA